CCGCTGGGTAGTTTGTGAATTTCTTTTGCCAAGCGTCACTATCAATATAAGGCCAAACCATGGCCACTTGTTCTGTACTTAATTCGCTTAGAAACTTTTGTCCAGATTCTGAATTATAAATCACCCAAGGTGAGATACGTCCTGCTGTGACAGCATAGCACAAGGCATTGGTATTGCCATAACGCATCCAATCATGTGGGGGATTACCTGTTTCTTCTGCCCATCGTATGCTGTGTTCTATTGCCCGAGCCAAGGCATCATCTACTGCTTCTACACGCAGGTATTCTACGAGATACTCTGTGTACACATTGTCACTGCACCAATGATCGATCTTCTTTTGTGCTTTCAATAACCATGTCATGAAACGTGCGGGTGCAATCACATTGGTGTTTACACAATAGTTTCCAAACTTGACAAATGCTCTGTAATAAGGTGAATCACAAAAATCATCGTGTGTTTTGTTCTTTGCAGAGCCTTGCATGGTTTCATAGAACCGGATGTATGCTTGAAAACCCATGCGTACACCTGCTTCATCCCGAGCCAAGCGTCTGCGTTTAGGCTCGCAGGAATGCACTACGAATGACGTTTCTTTAATAAAAGTTTTTTTGCAATACTCGCACACAAAGCTCATGCTAATATTTTATGCTCTTGGATGTAGTTTGTCAAATAGTCGTTAATCAAAGCATGATGCCCGCTTTCTGGATGTATCATATCTGCTGGCACATACTGTGTGCCCGGGGCATAATTCATGGGCTGAACCTTTTGTTCATGCTGCCAGGCAATGGCTCGCCATTTGAAACCGTTGATGATTTCGGGACGTTGAAACAATTTTAGTCTAGGGTCATCTAAATGATCCTGGTACAAGTTATCTGCTTGCTGAAACATCAACACTCGGTGCCCACGGCTTTTCAAATCAGTAATTGTTGCGAGCATGCGATACATCAAATCTTCAGTGCGATCTAAAATAGAAAATACTTCACTCTTGAGTTTGGTTTCCACAAATTGATTCGAATCGACTTGTTCCCAGCCGTGTTGCCAGCGTGGCCTAAACTCTTGGTTTTGCGGATTGACCCATCTGCCTTCAAATTCATTTTCTGGTTCGCAAATTGGTATTTCAAGTCTTGACACAAACGTCATTCCCAACACATAAAATGTGGGCAGAGTTGTTTGGTAACTATGTTTAAGTGTGGTTCGTAGTAAGCGACTGTTTGCACTACCACCTATGGCAAGACTAACAGGACAGTCTAGTCCCAACTGCTTGGCTAAATCAACATGTCCTTGGCCATTGGCGTAAGATTCTGCATAACTACAACCATTGATTACTAGATTCATTTCTTTTCATTCCCTGCTTGTCGATTGTATGTGTCAATTTCTTTTTGTGTTGTGATCTGCGCCATGACATCTATTTCATCATCTTTGTATGTGGGATACATGGCCATCAAGGCCTTTCGTTTGGCCGATAGTCCGGCTTCTTTCTTGCGAGGTGCGATCCAAGGATGTCTTGGTGTGCCCAATCCTGGACTTACACTTGTGGCCATGAGCCATTGCAGTCGAGGATGTTTGCCCACGTTGAAAAAGTGCTTGTTCAGTCGCTCGTTGGTAGCAATAACATAGAACTCTTGTAGTTCACGTGAGCCTTCCACTGCTGACCCCCAGCGTATCATGAGATAGTTTGAAAACTTTTTCTTTTCCTCTGGGGTCAGGTCGTCATAGAATGTTCTAACCTTGCGATCAAACATACGCATCTCGTTGGCAATGTTTAGTTTATCACTCATTAGTTTTGGTCAGTCGGTAGATCATTATAGCATGATCCAGTGCATCTTGTAAAGTGGGATTGGTCTTTGCGGCTCTACGTATTTGTCCCCATAGTTGATCTTCCATCATATGGTCATGCAAGGGTTTACCATCTGGAGTTCTTGAGTCGTAGTCTATCCGGTGTCCTGTTATAGGATCGTACTCGCGACCACTTTCATACCCCACCACCACCCGTGTGCTGGGATCGGTGCCAAACTCTCTAGCATAAATTATGCCATCAGCACGTTCGTAAATGAGTGTGACACCGGGTGTGAGTTGTCCCATTACCAGGCCCGGTTGTAGTCCACAATCTCGCAGTTGCGGCTGACATCTTTCACAAAATACACACAGTCAGGTTCAGGCTCGTCGTTTATGGGCACGGCCAACATCTGACCGTTCTTGAGTTTGGGTGCATACCAGTTGACTTCATGATACACATCTAGTATTTCAATGTCGGGGAAACTGGGTCTGTAACTGCTGAGTGGATTGAATTGAAATACTCTAAAGCCTCTGTCGTTAATTGATGTCAATGGCAGCACTTCTAGGTCACCAATGTCAGGCTCACCAATCAGGATCTGCCAGTCCATGGGCATTTTGAGAGTTTGTGTTCCTATACGCAACACCAAGGCTGGCGCATTAAACGACTCTAAAAAGATTAGCGGAATAAAATGATAGTCTGGGTCTGCTGGATTTGAATTGTCTAGTATGGCAAAACGCATGTCATCAACTTCTTCGGGCAATTGATTTAGATCGTAGTAGGTGTTGTCTAGTGTTAATATTCTCATAGTGTTATGTTACAGGATTTGTTGTGAAAAGTCAAGCAATTTTCATCCATTCCAGTTTCTCTACTGAGAATGGATAGTTGGCTTCTTTATAAAACTGTTTGCGTTTGGTCAAGTGTCGTTTGGCAAACTTACAGGTACTGGTTATGTCCCATATTTGAACATGATCTTTGTCTTCGGCTTTTCTTATACCTCGTCCAATACTTTGAATAACACGGACAAAACTTTTCCCGGGTTCAATAAGAACCAAATTAAAAATCCTAGGGATATTAATACCCACAGCGGCAACACCATAGGTAGCCACAATAATCTTATCAACGCTGTCCGCAACTTCATCATATTCATCCTGACGTTTTGTTCCTTTGGTTGAGCCTGAAACAAATACTGCTTTGTTGCCCAGCCGTGCAAGCAATTCATTGCCTGCAGCCACTCTGTCTACTAGTACAAGAGTGTTGCCTGTTTCGTTTACCTTGCGTATGAGTTCAGCCATTGTGTCCAACCGGCCCGACTCTTCTAGCAAGTACTTTAGTTCACTCTGATACTCTTTGTATTCCACATGATCAACCAGTTGCACAATGTTCACGTGACAGTTGGCCAGCACTCCTTGCTGTTGCAATTCACTAGCACTCAACCGACCAACCACTGGGCCAAGCCCTACTAGCAGAGCCTGACTTTCAAACTTCTCTTTGGGTATGGTTCCAGTCAACCCCCAGCGAATTGGCACCCTGGCCATTACGCCTGTAAGCAAAGTTTTAAGTGCATCTGCTTTGGCCATGTGTACTTCGTCTACGATAACGCATACTACACCTTCCAAGAACTCGCCAATGGTACAATCACCTACTCCTGCCTTGGTGTTCTTTAACAAGATATTTAGACTCTGCCAGGTGCAAATAGTATGAGTACGTCCATACTCTTTTCTATCGCCAAAGTAAACACCCACATCCTGTTGCATGTTGATGTAGTCTTTTTCTGTTTGTGTCACTAGACTCTTGTTGGGCACAATCACGATACTGCGTCCATAAGGTGTGACAGCATTTGATAAAGCCGCGGTCATAATGGTCTTGCCTGCGCCTGTGGCCACTTCTTGTAGGCATTGCGGATTGGCCAGGAAGTTGTTCACAATGTCAACTTGATAGTCTCGCATGACTATGGGTTCGCCCACAGCAGGGTGTCCCTTGGGCCACGTGATATGTGCAAACGAGTCTTCACGCACTTGAGCAAACTCAAATGAGGTAGAGTAATCTCTTTGATCATCTAGTTCAATGTCGTAATCAAACTTTTCAAGTATGGGAATGATCTCTGGCAGCAAGTTTGTGTAAGTACTGCCACCAAGTTGGAAGTATGCAATCTTGCCATCCCACCGTCCCAAGCGCACTGCTGGCATGTAACGTGCGGCAGGATTTTCGTATTTGAAAGCCGTGACCAAGGCCTTGCGTACATCTAGATCTAGTCCTTCTAGTTTGATGTTCACTTCATCCCGGATTTGTATCGTGCATTGTTTCATTCTATTGTCGCTTGTTGTACCCATTGCCTGGCGGCAATATCGTCTAGTAATCGGTCACGGTCACCATCATATATTAAATCTGCAACCCCGAACCTTAAAGGTCTTGCTTGTGTATTATACACACTTGTGATGCCGCGAGCAATGAAAAAATCAAGATGCTGGTCAATGTAGCATTGAATTTTCCCGTAAAGATCAGTTAAATCTTGATCATAGAATGATATATTAAAATCAGCACTGTAGTGACCAAAGGGTCGAAATGCATCATCACCAATGTACTTATCGTTATCGTTGGTCAGATCTTCAACTGTCTTTCCGATCTCACAGTAGTTAAGATAAACTGTACCAAATTGTAATTGCCGGTCGCCGTATTGATCTTGGAGTTTTAAATCTAATTGATGTATTTTTGGCATACCAAACCAAGTACAAACTAATCTTGGTCGAGTACCAACCAACACACTTTCACATCTATGCACAGCCAGATTTAATTCTGCCAGGGCTCGCCTGACTGTGTCAGGGGCATGGTTCCAATAATCGGTATCTTGTTGGTCTAGCAAGCCGTGATATTGTTCAAATATGTTATGCAGGTAATTGAGACAGTCTTGTGTATACTCAAAAGGCCTGTGTATAATGACTTTGTGTGAGTTAATTGTGGCGATACAACTTTGAATATAGTCCACTGCACGAAGTTGTTCTTGTGCTGGAGTGCCAAATCCATAAAATCTATCTGGGTGATCCAATGGATAATGGCCGCGGGCTTGCATACGTTCTGCCCATAATTCTGCTATAGGTGTTGAACGTATTTTAAATCGAAGTGTTAAGTCGCCGGCTTGTCCTAAACGGACCACAAGATGTTGAGGCATAATAGCAGTATATACTTATTGCAATAAAAAGTCAAAAAGACAGGTACCTTTTTTAAGGGTACCTGTCATAAAACCCGGACCGGAGCCAACCAATGCCCAGGGAAACTTTAACAGTTACTTTGCCACACGCACTATCCGAAATCCCATTTGCTTCTGTTCGTCTGCTTCGTCGCGAGTTGCCACAGTAAACAACAACAAGTCACCATCATAAATTTCGTACATCAGTAGGTTTCCTTTATAATATCAAATTGATCAACGGGCCATTTGGTCTTAAACTCTTCGGACTTGACATAGTCGTTGTACCCTTTGGCATCAAAGAATGTCTTGCGAAAAACAGTCTGGAATTGGCCTTTGGGGGTCACTGTCAGGTAGACCGATTTTGCTTTGCCTGCCATTTCAATCTCCAAAAAATAAAATTACTAAAGATAAGAGTAGTGCCCACCAAAGGTGTCCTAATACTAACAATATTAAGACACCTATCCAGGCCATATTAGGCAACCTTCATACAAGTTGTTTCTGCCAGGCGTTTCCAGTTCAGCACTGACATCTTGCGCAAGTCTGCAATCTTCAGCGCCATGCGCAAACTCAATTCACGCAAACGGTCCTTGTTAACCAGCATGAAGTCAATGATGTCGTCTTGCACAGCCTCTTCAAACTCGTAGTCCTGGAACAGCACACCATCTTTGGCAATTTGTTTAATACGCAACAATTTGTCACGCTGTGAGTCCAAGGTCAAATCCAGATAGTGACAACGGCTTTGCAATGCATCCAAGTGATCCCGCAATTTTTGCGACTTCATCTGATCAAATTTAAGGTTGGTAATAAAGATTACTGAACCTTTGAACTCGAAACGATCTGGGATACCTTCGCGGCGTAAGGCACTGCTCTCACTCAACCAGGAGATAACACGTTTCTTGCCGGAGTCCAAGGCACCCTTCAGCAAGTTCAGAGCCACGTCGTCTAGCAAAATGCTATCACAGTCATCAAACACAATGACACAATTCTCATCTGAGTATTTGTATAATGTTTGGAACAGACCAATTGGGGTAGCACTGCCTTTGACAACTTCTGCACGGAGGCGTTTGCCTGCAAGTTTGTCAAACAAACATGCCTTTTCAATTTCAGTTTCAACACCGTAACTCTTGCCAACACCTGGAGGGCCGGATACAATCATTGCACGGATGTCGCCGCTGACTGTGGCTTTGGTCATTTCTGTCAAAATGTCAAAACGCTCGCGGATACGATTCATTGCGTCCTCGTCAGTTTCTGTCGCAAGGGCGGATTTTTCAAAATGTACTGTATTGTCTTTTGTCATGCCGTTAGTGTACTCTATGTCAGAAATGTTGTCTACACTAATACGAACTGTATCAGGGCAGTTTGGGAAGGTGCCATTGTTTTTCACTGTAACATAGTTACCTTTGGCACCAGTTTGAAAACCGCTAACAAGAACGAATTCTTGGTCGCGGACGGGTTTGTTGCGGTATGTACCTTTTACTACGCGGATTGCACTCATGGTTGGCTCCTTTTGTGTGCGGGTTTATCTTACTGTCTATGTGTATATTATAGCAAATGATGATTTATTGGTCAAGTACACAAAAAGTGTTACTTTTGTGTAATTTCATCAACTTTTTGCTCGTATTCCAAGCGACTTAGTACTACTTGATACATGCAGTATATCAAGAATGTAATACTTCCTATTGCAAGTAGATTAGTCAATTCTTTTGCAGTTAAAGTTGTAAACAAAAGTTGTATACCAACTGCAATGGTGGAAGTTACAGCAAGAACCCCTGCTGTCTGTAATGCGGCTTTGAGTTTTAAATTCATATATTCCTTTGTTTCTTTATGTGTATATTATAGCAAAAGGCCGATTAGTTGTCAACTACAGCAAAAGTATTACCGTT